CAAGCAAGATCATCAGAACAAGTAAAATCTACATATTATTTTGTTAGAGTTAAAAATGCAGAATATAATTATTCTAATAATCCTTCGTTTGTTACGGGGTCGTTAGGAGAATTATTCTTTAAGACTATGACATCAGATCCTCAGGTATATATAACAACTGTAGGTCTTTATAATATGAGAAGAGAGTTATTAGCGACTGCAAAGTTATCACAACCGTTATTAAAAAATTATACTAGAGAAGCTCTTATTAAGGTTAAGTTAGACTTCTAAATTAAATTAGTAAGATGATATGCCAATTATACCGTCAGTATTTCAGCCTATCCGGGCAAATGATTACCAGCAAAGGCCGGTAAAAACTTATAAACATTATAGAGTAACATCTAACAATTTCACATCTACCTCCGGATATTTTAGACATAATGCTGTTTATCGTAAACATACTCCTCATATCCAAGCAAATGATGGCCAGGGTATAGGTACTAGAGTATATCCAGTTAATTCAGATGATGCTACAAATCAACATGTTATTTGGAATGTTATTGATCATAAATATTATCGTAACTATAGCCCTGCAGGTGCAGCAGACTTTTTAGATATAAATACACAAACTAGATTTTTGTGGCAATCAGCTTCTATATTTACAGCACCATATGGGCAAGTAGGTGAAAAGATAAAACATGGGTCGTTAATGTTGACCTCATCAATAGGCGGTAGTCATATACATTTATCAGATGACGGGAATGGTAATTTGACTGATAATGCAATTGTTATTAATAATTTTGCTTCTAGTAGTAGAAATTTCTTTCACATGTCATTTAATAATTTGTATAGAAAGTTTAATGATTACGATGAATTAGGATCGTTATCAAAAGATATAACTTATAATCTAAATAAAGTAGAAAAATCTGCCATAATAAATAATTCAATAAATATTGTAAGTGGAATTGAAGTTACTAGTAGTGCTGTTTTAGCAACACCATCTGGTTTATCAGCTAAGTTTGATAATACTTTAGGCAGTCATATTAGAATACCACATAATAATAAATTTGATAGATTCGGCCGTTATGATGACTGGACAATATCATTTTGGCATAAATATAATAGTACAGATGAACATACAATATTATCTAAATGGGGCGTAAAAGAAGAAATATATTTAGATAGTGTTGATGGTAAACGTAAATCACGTACTGTAAATAACAATCCAACCCAAGGTGCTAGTTCGCCATTAATGACAGCTGCAAACTTTGAAAGTAACAATATACGTACTCCTATGCATATTGTAGCTAATGAAGTTGATCCTGGCGGACTTACATATGAGTTTATAGCGTGTGATGGAAAGAAAGCAACATTAGTATCTACCGGCGAAGTTTCAATTACTAGTGCAGATTGGCAACATATATGTGTTAGAAATTCTGCATCCAAATTGGAAATTTTTGCAAATGGAGTAACTGGATCTGGAGGAACAACAGGAACATTGCCAGACTTTACATCAAATATAGCTGATGTTGTAATAGGTAATACTAATAATGAGAGACAAGATGGTATTGAATTTCATATAGCAGAACTAAGAATGTATGATTATGCCGTTAATAATGATGGTATTACATCTTTAGGAAATAATCATTATATATCAGCTTCATGTTATCAAACTAATGTAGTAGGTAATGTATTTTATAAAAATGCGCAAGTCGTTGCCTCATCTCCATTACCTAAATATAATTCAGGTTCAGGAATATTCGGCAATACATGGAATGTACAATACCGTGGTACTCATACAATATATGAAAATGAATGTTTAATTCGTGTACCAAAAGATCAATTTAATGTTACAATGAATCCAACGTCAACATATCGTCCAATAACAAATGGTCAACCGAATAATACAGAACAAGGGCTATTAGTGCCTGGCGAGTTACGTAAGGGACTATTTATATCCGGTACATTAAAACCTTATATCACATCAATTGGGTTATATAATACCAATGCCGAAATGTTAGCAACAGCAAAATTAGCACAGCCTATTCAAAAAAATCCAGATATTGATATGAACTTCATTGTTCGTTGGGACTACTAATATTTATATAAAATAGAGGAATTAGTTATGGCATGGAGATCAAAATCCAAATTGCGTGCAAATGCAATTAAACACGGTTATAGAAGTGGGTTTGAACATAAAGTATCAGACCAACTTAAAGAAAATAAAATTAAATTTGAGTATGAAACTACGGTTATAGATTATATAAAGCCGGAGACAAATCATACTTATACAATTGACTTTACATTACCTAATGGTATCTTAGTTGAGACAAAAGGCCGATGGGTTCTTGAAGATAGGAAGAAACATCTACTTATAAAAAAACAACATCCAGAATTAGATATTCGAATGGTATTCCAATCTTCCAAAACAAAAATAAGGAAAGGATCAAAAACTACTTATGCAATGTATTGTGATAAACATGATATACCATGGGCAGAGAAGGTTATTCCGGAGAGTTGGCTTAAGGAGAAAAAAAGCTCGTCAAAAGGTTGATCTTACGAGATATTTTTAATATATTCATATTAATAAAATTTTTTATTGAATTTATTTAATAAAAACATTATTATTGAAAGTATTGAAAATGATAATGAAATAAGTATAACTAATAAATGAGCAAATGAGCAAATTCTCTATCATAAGTCTTCTTGAAACTGTAATGGGTCGTGGGAAGATAAACTCCAATGATAATATTGCATTCCATTGTCCATTCTGTCATCATAATAAAAAGAAGATGGAAGTTAATATTGTAACTCAATATTGGCATTGCTGGGTATGTAATGCGGCTGGCAGGAAACTTCCTATATTATTTCGTAAACTAAATGTTCAACGAGAAAAGATAGCCAAACTAGTAGAGTTATTAGATGATGTAGAATGGCGTCCAACAAAGACAACTACAGATACTCCGGTATTACAATTACCTGAAGGATATAGGCCATTATGGGAATTGCAAGAAATGAGTCCGGAGTATAGAAATGCTATTCATTATCTTAAAGGACGTAATATTACTATACATGATATATTAAAATATAGAATTGGTTATTGTAGAAAAGGTTCATATAAGGGTAAAATAATTATTCCTAGTTATGACGCAAATGGTAGTTTAAATTATTTTGTAGCACGCGCATATTATGCCGAAGATAAATATAAACATAAAAATCCTCCGGCATCAAAAGATATTGTTGGATTTGAATTACATATTAACTGGAAGATGCCTATTATATTAGTAGAAGGAGCATTTGATGCAATTGCTATTAAACGTAATTGTATTCCTTTATTTGGAAAGACAATATCAAATACATTGAAAAAAAGAATTGTTGAAAAAGGAGTTAAAGACATTTACATATGTTTAGATTTAGATGCTAGAAAACAAGCATTAGAAACGGCCGAGTATTTTATGTCAAATGGATTGAATGTATTCTTCGTAGATATAACAGGAAAAGATCCTAGCGAATTAGGATTTGAAAAAATAACAAATGTGTTACATGAAACACATATAATGAATGAAACAGAATTAATGGAACAAAAGATTTTATGCGCACTATAGATATTGGAATTGAAAAGATAGATAAGATTTATCATATAGCAGATGTACATGTTAGAAATGTAAAACGACATAAAGAATATCAGTTAGTATTCAAAAGGCTATATTCTTATATTAAGAAAACAAAGACAGATAATTCTGTAATATATGTAGCCGGAGATATTGTACATGCTAAAACAGATATGTCACCAGAGCTAGTAGCAGTTGTATCTGATTTCTTTAAAAAGTTAGCAGATTTAGCACCTACATTGATAATTACTGGTAATCATGATTGCAACTTAAATAATAGTTATCGACTAGATGCCCTTAGTCCGATCGTTAAAGCCTTAAATCATCCAAGCCTACACTATCTTAAAGACAATGGTATATATTATATATCAGGAGTACACTTTAACGTATTATCTGTGTTCGATAAGCCAGTTGATTATATAAGAGCTGATAGTTTTGAAGGAGATTATAAAATAGCATTACATCATGGGTCGGTACATAATGCTTCGACAGATGCAGGATTCACTCTTAGCAATACACACGTTACAACAAAAATGTTTGAAGGACATGATTTAGTGTTATTAGGTGATATACATAAACCACAATATCTAGATGATGAAAAAACAATTGCATATGCAGGTTCATTGATCCAACAAAATCATGGCGAAGCATTAGGACATGGAATTATGGTATGGGACTTAGATACTAAGAAATGTGAGTTTGTTGATATACCAAATGATTACGGATATTATACATATCAGATCGATAATGGCAAGATTACTAATCCTAGTGATAAGATTCCAATACGTCCTAGGCTAAGATTAAAAGTAAAAGATACGGATTCTGCTACATTGAAAGAGATTGTAGCAAAAATAAAATCTCAATATAAGGTACAAGATATATCAATTCAGAAAATAAATGCATTAAATACAACAGATTCGAAAAAGAAAATTAACTTTGGAAATATACGAGATGTAGAGTGGCAGAATAAAGTTATTTCAGAATACCTATCAGATGAATATGCATTAGATGATGAATTATTAGATACTGTAAGACATATTAATAGAACAGTTCATAGTAAATTACCAACAAGTACATTGACTAGAAATATTACATGGACACCAAAGACATTTGAATTTTCAAACATGTTTAGTTATGGACCAAATAATGTTATTGATTTTACTAACATGAATGGTTTATATGGATTATTTGCTCCAAATGCATCTGGGAAATCAACATTACTAGATGCGTTATCATTTGCATGTTTTGATAAATGTAGTAGAACCAAAAAAGCAAAACATGTATTAAATAATAAAAAATCTAATTTTCATTGTAAGTTTGAATTTGAATTAGGGAAGTATACATATTTTATTGAACGTAAAGCAAAAAAACACGGAAATGGTCATGTTAAAGTTAATGTCGATTTTTGGAGAGTAGATGACTCTGGGAATGAAGAAAGTTTGAATGGAGATCAAAGAGATTCTACAAATAAAATAATACAACAATATTTAGGGTCATATGACGATTTTGTTTTAACAGCCTTATCATTACAAAATAATAATACTGGGTTCATTGACAAGAGTCAAAGAGAACGAAAAGAATTATTATCACAATTTTTAGATATTGATATATTTGAACAATTATATAGTATCGGCCACGAAGATATTCGAGAAACTGCTGCATTAATTAGAGAATATAAAAGAAAAGATTTTTCAACTGATTTAGCAGCTGCAAATGATATAATTACTCAATATACTGGGTCATATGAACAAATGAAATTAGATAAGTCCGAACATGAAGAAATGAAGACTAATCTTAATGATATTATTTTTACTATGACTAAAGAATTAAAAAAGGTTGATGATACATTAAGAAGTCCAGAGGATATTAAATTAGACATCGAAAGGATGGAAGATGAGTTAATAGAAGTTATTACAGACAGAGATACTCAAAAAGAAATAATTCGTGAACAAAAGAAACTTATTAAAGAAACAAACCAAACACTTAATAAGATTGATGTTGATAAATTAAAAGAACGGTTAGCATTAAAGGCAGAGTATGAATCACAGGTATTGCAATTAGTAAATGATTTAAAAGTAAAATCACTTAAAATACAGCATGCTCAAAAAATGGTATCTAAATTAGATAAACATGAATGGGATGAAGATTGTAGTTATTGTATGGCCAATCCATGGTTACAAGAAACAAAGCAAGTTGCAGACTTATTACCTAAACTAATAGACGAAGAGCAGGCTATAGAATTTGATATAAAACATATCGGTAATAATATTGATGAAATATTAGCAGAAAAGCCTAATGAGAAATTAGAATTTTATGATAATTTAATGAATAACTGTAATGAATCTAATTCAACATTAATATTACAAGAATCAGAACTTGAACAATTCAAATGGAAGATTCATAAATGCCGCGATGATATCAAAACTAGTAAATCAGAATTAAAAAAATCATTAAGACAATTAGATAATCAAGAATATAATAAGACGAAAGATTTAGAAATACAAGAAGTTAGAGATGAGATATCAACAGTTAGTTCCGAATTAGTCCAATTAGATTCTAAGTTATTAACTCTGTCTGGCAAATTAAAAATGGCAGAAAAAACAAGGAGTGATGCACA